TTCTTTAGTCATACTATATTATATTTAGGTTTTTGATAAATGTCAAATATTTTTTGCACTGTCTAGAATGCTTTCTAATCGAGCTTGACGATCTAGCAGTTTGAAAAACAATGCTAGAGTATTAGCCGCATCCACATCCGCCCTGTGTGCCGCGCCTTTGAAATGTAGTTTGAAATAGCCCATAGCTGAGCTCAATCCGCCACTAGGTGCTTTACCACGTGTAAGCATCAAGTATGTGTACCAGGTCTTAACATCTATCCAACGACGGCCAAAATGCGGGAAATCTGCATGATTTTTGCAGAATTCTGCCAATAATTCAACGCTATCACCACCGCCCCAAGTCACTGGGTTGATAAAGCACTTATGCTCTTTAATCAGCTCACTGAGCTCACGGGCAACATGCTCATGACTATAACTTTCAGCACGTATGTCACTGTCAGTTATACCTGTGAGATCGTTGATAAATTCGCTGATAGGCTCCTGTGGATCTATATACCATTTACGAACAACATAGTCCTCGAAGCGTGTGTTCTTATCACCTATGGCCACACCAACCTGTATGATCTTACCGCTTGGTTGGTTTAATTCTAGATCTAATGCTAGGAACTTGCCATCTGCTATCATGCATGTTCTTTCTGCGGATAACTGGCTATCAACCATTCACTGATTGCACTGGCGTTGTCACTGAGTTTAACCAGATCATATTTGCCACAGAACTTTAAGAACTGAGCGCCAACCATGGGCATGTTCTTAGGCACTTGTGCGGCCGCTATAGTTTCTGCCATCTTGATCTTTATCGCATCTGGTTGTGCTGTTAGATCAACTAGAACACGATTACGTTCATAGTCATCTAATACACGATGCTCGATGCCGTTATGATCAACCCAACGCTGTAGCATCATGTTGTTCCAATTATAACCTTTCTTATCTTTGTCACTGTAGGCTTCTTCGAGACCAACTTTGTTCTTACTGCCTTTGGTGCGCACGCCTGGAAATGCGGAAAATACATTGTCTGTAGGATCACCACGCATACACTTTTCAAAAAGTATAAACTGTGGGTTAGGGATCTTCTTAGGTTCTTTAGTTTTCTTATCAATGACAGGTTTACCTTTCTTGTCAAAGATACCTTTTAAGGTATGGAGCTCATCGCTGATACCATTGTATTGATTCACGTTGTCTGCTAGTAGTTGATAGAAGTCCGTGTCACTGGATATGATAGTGTGATGATCATCTGGGTGACTTTGTATCCACCCTGCAATTAAATCATCAGCTTCCAATTCACCGTGTTGAAGAACGCTACAGTTAGTTTTTTCTGCGACAAATGTTTTTAAGTTATCAAAGGTTTCCCAAAATAACTTATCTTCTTCTGCTTCGCTTTCGGTAAGAGCCGCACGTGCTACGCTACGATTTTTCTTATAAGGTTCATAGAAGTCTTTGCGCCAACTGCGCCCTTCTAAACAGAATATAACATGATCTGCTTTTTGATCACGCCAACTTTTATTAATTGATGCTAGTGTCACGTGGATAGCAAAACCCAGCTTGTCCCAAGTGTCACTTTGGCGATGTGCTGAATGTCTTGCTCTAAAAAATGTGTTTGCTGTGTCGACTAATAGATATCTCATTTAATCATTATACTTTCTTTTATGATTTTTGTCAAGTGATTTGCCCATGCTTGATGAGCATCGGCACCAAAATGAAAACTATTTTTATTGACGGTTTGATACCCTAGTTCACTTAACCAATTCCAGTATGTTCCTTGTTGCGAGTAAGGGTCCAAATATGAATATCCCCAATCCAATCGGGTTACTTCGGAACCACAAGGTATTGCACCTTCTTTGAAAGACAGTAAATTGGAAAAAGTATTAAAAAATAAATGGGGTATTTGTTTTGATATTAAATCTTGGTGTAGTTGCCAAATACGTTCTTGCCAATATTTACAATATATATGTTGTTGAGTTCGGGTAATGACCCACTTTTTATATATTTCTGCTATGTCTTTTGGTAAGTTTGCAGAGTTCATACCGGCACTGAATTGATAATATTTGTCACCAAACATCCACTCTTCTCGTTCCCAGGTAGCCCATCCTATGACAATTAAATCGGGTGTTGTTTTTTCTAAATATGAGTATGTGGTTCTTAAAATACGAGTGTTGCTGGAGCCGCTTTCTGCATCACATATCAATCCATACTCTAGATTATCAGCCAAGACTTGACCGTAACTGGCTTTTAAATTATCTGGGTGATGGGTCTTTCCTAGATGTCGATAGTTGATATCTTCGTCTGCAAAACAATACTGGTTAACAGCTTCAGCCCCTGCACTGTGGCTATCACCATTGACATACAAGATCAACTTACTTCCGTTCTGCCGTTGCCCAGATCACGGCGGTTACTTGGACGATTGTCTGGATCCGCTTGCTCTTGTTCGTAGTTTTCTAGGACCACATTTTGGCAAACACTGCGGAACCAATTATCTACTAGGTCCTGATCTGTTTTACCTTGATAACCGGCACGGATCAAATTGGCTACAAATTTATCATTCCAATCCAACTCAAAAGCGCCTGCGCCTGGATTATCTTTATCGAGCTCCATACCAACGACTTCTACCCAAGGTTCGCCAGCATCAGTAGCTAGTTCTTTTGGTGTTTTTTTAGATTTTTGGCTCTTAATAACCGGCTCTTCAGGTTTAGTGCCAAATAACTTATTGATTAATTTCTTTATCATATTAGTCCTTGAATAAATCTAACTCTTCCCATGGCAATCCATCTTTACCAAAGTGCCCATAGTTAGTTGTGCTACTGTAAATAGGACGGAATAGATCAAATCTATTAATGATACCTCTAGGAGTTAGATCTACATTAGTAGTTATCCACGTTGTAAGCTCAAAATTGTTTCTGTCGCTGTCAACATAAACACTCATAGGTTGTTCTACACCAATGGCATAAGCAAGTTGGACAGTAGCATATGATGCCTTGCCGCTGGCTACGATGTTCTTAGCTAGGTAACGTGCCATATAAGCCGCACTACGATCTACCTTAGTAGGATCCTTACCTGAGAATGCACCACCACCATGCGGGCAACTACCACCGTAGGTATCTACGATAATCTTACGTCCTGTCAGACCGGTATCACCATCTGGACCACCGATAACAAAACGACCAGTTGGGTTGATTAAAAATTCTGTTTCACTAGTAATAAGTTCTACAGGTAAGATAGTTCTAATAATGTTTTCTACATTAGCACGCACAGTAGCAATATCTGTATCTGCTGAATGTTGCGTTGAGCAGACAATCTTAGCGGCATGACTAACAGAATGATCATCGTTGAACTTTAATGTTACCTGTGACTTGGCATCAGGGCCTAACCAACGAGCACCCTCTTTACGTAACTTTGTCAATGCTTCTACGATCTTGTGACTGTAGTAAATTGTTGGCGGCATATAGTTTGGTGTTTTATTTGTAGCATAACCAAACATAAGTCCTTGATCACCAGCACCAAATGTGTCTGTGCCCAGAGCAATGTCTGCGCTTTGTCCATGCATGAGATTTTTAATATCTACGGTCTCCCAATGGAACCCCTCTTGCTCATAACCGATGTCACGGATAACACGACGCACAGCATTTTCAACTTCTAGATGATTGTAAATACCTTTGTATTCACCAGCTAGGACTACTTGATTAGTAGTTACTAATGTTTCGCAAGCACAACGATAGGCAGTATTCTGCTCACGCATCATTAAATCTAATACCGCATCACTGATAGCGTCTGCTACTTTATCTGGATGTCCTTCACTAACACTTTCGCTTGTAAACAAATAACTCATTCAGTTCCCCATTTAATTTTTAACCATATACGTTCGTGTATATAATAATCAATACTTAATAATAGATGTAAGGTTGTAGCAAATCCTGTTGATTTCGCTATATCACCTAGTAGTAGCCAAGTCCAAAAGATTGTAAATAACCACGCCGTAATACGGTAAGTTATCATACGGACTACAGTCCGTTTTTGTGTTTCTTTTATTTGCCCCACGAATTTCCCCAAAGGTCTACGTGAAGTCGCGGACTGTAATAATACCCTCTGCGCATGGCCTCATCAGCTACATTAAACTTATTACCATCATAGACTTTAACCACACCGCCTACTGGCATAATGTATATAACACCTTTGAACTTGGCCTTCCTGTATTCTGATACTGCACGATCTACTTCATCAAAGTCCGTGGGTTTTTCAACTACAAATTTAAGATATGCAGTGCCGACACGCTCATAGCTCTTAACAATCTCAGGTTTAATTGCATCTGTCCACGTTTCACCACTCGCGCTTAGTTTAGCACTGACACTGAATGTGATCTCGCGTCCTGCACGTTTCCATACTTTAAGATATGTAACAAAGTCTTCATGTAGTTCTTGAGTGCCGTTAGTTTCAAATGTTAAGTTCTTTAGATTATACATATCTGGATGAGCTAACAAGTCTGGGTAAGCACGTTGCCAGCCTAGCAACGGTTCACCACCAGTGATAACCAAATGAGTATCATTACCATTGGGCATGATCCAACTGTTGCTGGGAACTAGGTCTAGCATGCGCTCGACTACAGCATCAGTAGTTAATAATGGACTGAAGTTTTTAAAACGAGGATCCCATGACGCATAACTATCACAGCCTGTATTGACCAATGGTAGTTCTTCGTATATACGATATTTTGTAGGATCAATAAACTCGCGTTCTGTGCTCATCTGTGTGCGATCACTCATACCAAATCCACCACAGGTAAAGTTACAACCAAAGGTTCTTAAGAACACACTAGGAACACCAATGAAGCGTCCTTCACCTTGTGCTGAATAGAATATTTCACTGACTTTAAGT